GTCAGTACCTACAGCAAAGAATGTTACAACACCAGCAGTAGTAGCAGTAGTAAACTGCGGTAAATAGTCTGTTGATTCAGCTGTTGTAAATCCGAATGAAGTTGCAGCTTGAACATCAAGGTTTGTAGCACCAGTAGTAACTACAAACTTCTTAATACTTCCAGCAGCAGCAGATGCAGATAGATCAGAATCAAAACCTACGTCAGCCCATGAAGCTGATGTTGGGTGTGCAGACACCATTGTAGATGTTGATATGTTAGTTGAATATCCATATTTTCCAGCTCCGTAAAGACCACCTGATGGGTCAACATTTTTGGTATCAGTAGTACCCATAATGTCAGCATCAGCTGAGAAAATATTTCCAGAAGACACCTCTTGTCCTCTGTTATTACCATACTTAAAGTCTAGGAAAAATACTAGACCTGAAGGTAGGTTCATTGGTTGTACGCTTACAAAATCTTTTGCAGCAATTTCACCGAAAATTCTTCTTACTAGTGGAAGAGCAACACCTGACCATTCTTCTTTACTACCACCTGTACCGGTAGCGTTAGCTTCTTGGATTAGTTGTCTTGCTTGATTTTCTAAAAGAATAGCAGTATTATGTCTTTCATATTCTGCGTCAATTCCTTCTAAAAGACCAGTTTTGTCCCACTTATTTACATAAGCTTTAGTTTCAGCAATTTGTTGCCTATAAGTATTCTGAGCGTCATTAAGTAAATTACTTACGTTTGACATTTTTAATCTCCTTTAGATTATAGTAAACCTGCTAACTTCTTCATTCTAGATGAGAAATTATTAGATTCAACAATTACATTTTTATTAGGTTTCGTAGACTTAGTAGCCTTCGATGCAAATCCTTCAGTTACTGTTCTCTTTTTACCAGGCTTATATCCTTTAAGTGATTCAGCTAAAGTAGAATAAACTAATTTAACTTCTCTTACAGAATTAGCACGATCAAAAGTTTCAATAACTTTCATTTTTTGCGATTCATTAAGGCTATTGCCTCTAAACAATTTGTTTGAGAATAAAAGCTTAGCGTTAAGTAAGTTTACTTCATTAATTTTGTCTTTCAAATACTTAATAGTATTGTAAGCCTCTTTTAATTCGTCGTCCTTATCTTCGTTAGCCTCTTCCTCTTCTTCTTCTTGAAGAGCTTTAATTACCTCGTCCAAATCTAGTTCTTTATCATCCTCTTCGTCCATTGGTTTGTCATCGTCTTCTTCAGTGATGTTAAGAGGCTTAGCCTCATTATCACCTTCAACGTCATCGATTTCATCCCCTGGGTCCTCAGTGTCTGCCTTCAATTCTTCTTTGACTTCTTCTTCGTCATCTTCTTCAAGTTCTCTGATGATTGATTCTAATTCAAGGTCATCTTCCTCTTCGAATCTGTCGTCTTCAGTTTCAGATACCTTTTCATCATCTTCAGTTTCAGATTTCATTTCATCATCTTCAGTTTCAGATACCTTTTCTTCGTCATCAGTTTCTTTGAGTTCGTCATAGTCCTCGTCATAAGCCTCATCTGTTTTTTCATCATCACTTGCGATTTCAGAAGTATTTTCGTCATCATCTGAAATTTCGTTATGAGTTTCCTCATCTTCAATTTCATTTGTTTCTTCGTCTTCATTTTCAGCAATTTTATGAGAAAGCATAGATTGTAGTCTTGGTGTAAAAGCTTCTTCTAGAGCCAATTTTGCATTTGCAATTGCAGTTTCTCTAACAGCCTTTGCATCAGCGATTGCCTCTTTAAGCAAATCTTTTGACATATTTGTCTCCTTTTATCAATTTATGTTTCAGGAAGTATAGCTATTAGGAGCTATAATAGAATTAATTTATATATGGCTTGCATTGTATTTGATCGACAATGCGTTTTTGCATATTATCTTATGAATATAAATATATCCGTATATACAAAAAGTATCGTTTTATTTTAACTTTTTTGTGAACCAGATAGGATTCGAACCTATGACCTACAGCTTAGAAGGCTGTTGCTCTATCCAGCTGAGCTACTGGTCCATTTCTAAATTATTTTGAAAAGCCGCAGTATAATAACATACCACCCATAGATGCGGTTGCCATAAAGAACCCCATTTCGTTTAATGGGTCTGCAAAATCAATGTAGTTTAATATCGTACCAGTACCTGTAATATAGGCAAGATATAAAGATATTAAACCACATATAATAAAAATTGAATTTTTTGAAAGTCTTTTAATAGTGTTCATGATTAATTGTTTTTATTTATATATAAATATAATCATTTTTACGCAAGAAAAAAAACTTTTAACGTATAAGTTATAAACAAAGGTTTGTTAATAAACCTTATCCCCTATAACAGCAGTCCAACAATATTTTTCGTAAAACTTATTTTCTCTAATTGTAGCCCTACGTTGTAATGCCTTTGCCTTTTCCATTTTTTTCATATTTTTATATGAAGGTTTTACAAAGTATTGTCTTTCTTTTAACTCATCAATTGTACCAGCATCTTTTTGCTGTCTTTTGAATATTTTCAGTGCTTTTTCTAAATCGCCAGGTGTATTGCCTGGAACTTTTACTCCATTAGGCACACCTTTAATAATAAAGTCTGAACGCTTACGGTAGTTTTTAATAGGCCTACCTGACCTGTCTCTTGGAACGTATTTTCTTTTATCCGCCATATTAATGTTTTTTAGTTATTAACTTATATAGCCTAATATAACAAATTTTATTGAAATAAAAAAATTATTTGATATTTTTTTTCATCCATTTAATGATATAGTTCATTAATTCTTTTTGTGCTGGTTTAATGTCGCTTGGTTCTGTCATAGGACCATTTTTCCATTCTAACCAACCATCTTTTATTAACATAAGGCCTTCATCAAGGTCACGCATAATTTCAATGTATTCCTCATTTACAGGAGCCTTTTCTGTTACTGGATTCCATTTCATTTTCTTTAGCTTAGAAGAGGGTAACTGTCCTAAATAAGCATGTTCTTTTAATATCTTTTTAAGTTTCATTATTATCCTCCTATTCTTGAATATTTGTACATATCTGCTAAAGCTTTAACTGCTTTCTTTTTAGCTTGTTCAAATTCTTTTCCGTATCTTCCTGAACCACCACCTTTTTTAGCAAGGTTTGCCATTTGAAATATTTTTTTAAGGTTTTCAGTCTCTTTGCTATCTTTCATTTTAGGTGCAGCTTCATCAATATCACCTTCATGTCCAGGTTTGTGGTCTTCATCTGTTTCTGTAATTCTTTTCCAACCATCATATCTTACCTTTCCTGAATTTGGTCTACCAGTTGCAATACCTCTAAAGCCACCAAATGATTCATTCATATCTTGCTTTTTTATTGCCTTATTTATTGCAGCTCTTTTCTTTGCCAAATACTTATCTGATTCGTCCTCGTCGCCATCATTATCAATATCGCCGTCCTCTTTTCCTACTGGGTCCATAGCCTCTGCTATTTCGTAATACTTGCCTAATTTATGTCCTATATCTTCATATACAGATTCCAGCCTTTGCTGTAGTGTACTTATTTCTTTTGCAGTTTTTGCAAATGAATCAACAGCACCACCAATTCCTTTTACATCATTTCTAACTGATACTACATCAAACCAGTCTGCAGTTTCTTGTATTGCAAGTTGGCCAGCCTTTTCACATATATTTTTGATTGATTCAACCATATCATTGATTTCATCTGTTCTGTAAATTTTAGAACCGTATTCGTTAAACCTTTTTACAGATTCCAAAACTTCTTTAATTTCAGCTGTAGAAAGTCTTTTTGATTCACCTTCCATAAGTCTACTAAGTTTGATACCCATTTTATTCTCTCCTATATCATTAGGCATATTAATTTCACCTTGTGGCTTTTCCTCTTCAGCGGGTTCAGCCTTTTTATTATAATTATCAAGCTCATCCTCGGAAGTTTTAATTTCCTCAGGATTTAGGACATTATATCTATCATCAAGTAATTCTTTTAATTTCATTATCTTTTCCTTGGCAATGAACATTTGCATGCTAATTCACATAACATATCAGATATAATACCATTAACCTTATCATATTTATTTACAATATTTTTTGGCATTACAGATTCATTCATTCCAGTTTGCTTTACAGGTCGCATAAATGCACCATGAGTTGAAGGATTACTTACAAAGTCCCAGCATACTAATTCAAAATCGTCCTGTACTATTAATGTTTGTTCGCCTGTTTTTTCATTTATTTCATTGTCAACAGAACCCATACCCCTAGAACTAATACCTAGCTTTATTTCATTTTTTAATAATTCTTTTAATATATTACCTGATGGTGTTGATAATATTTCAACTCTTCCCATTAGGTCATTTCCATCCCACCAAATCTTATTTATATTATGTGATACATTTGCAAGATTAACAACAGAAGATTCAGGGTGGTCAAGTTCACCTAAAGCTCTTCTTTCTTTAATTTGTTCATTGGCATATTTATTTGCCTCACGCATTAAAATTTCCTTAGGATATATTCTACCATTTTGGTTTTTTGCACCAGACCTCTGTAAAACACCTGTTACTATTACTTTTCCGTTATTTTTCTTTTCAGACTCAGCTATCATTTGTCTGTTTATCTGAAAAGGTATTGTATCAATTAATATTTGTTTCATGATTTTGTCCAGGATTGTCTTTTTCTATATAGTTCAAAAAATACTTTTGCTATCTCTTTCCTGATAATGTCTCTTACAGACTTTTCATCAAGTTGCTCTTTTAATATTTTTTTATTCTTTTTCATATTAAAACTTTAATAGCCTTTCACTTATTCTCATCATTTTATGCGATATTTTCTTAAGGTTATTTCTTGTTGATTTCCAATATTTAGTTGAATCAACACCTTCCTCATTTTTAAGCTTAAGATTTTGATTTATTATTCTTTCAATCTTATGCAATTTACTATTTACTTCCTGGATGGCTTTATTTACCTTTTTCTTTGATGACATTGATTCATCTTTTTTATATTCACTATATGATATTTCATGCATCATCTTTGACATTTTTGCAAATGTTGATTCCTTAACCTTCTTATATCCTAATACTTCTGCATTATCTTCCTCGTCTTCTTTCTTTCCAAATGCATAAGGTGTTTTTGGAGGTCCTTCGCCTCCATCAAGATTACCTGTTACATTTGCCTCTTCAATCTCTTCATGTCTATATTTTTCCCATGCCTCAAGCATTTGGTCTAATTTTTTATTTAATGACATTTTTTAACTCCTTAATTAAAGAATAAGATCGCATACATGATAAAATATGTGTTTCGTTTACAACTTTTGCCTCCTTAATTTTATCAAGTTGGTGGTTAACTTCTGCCAGTTTAATTCTTACAATTTTATCATCCACATTAGGCTTAATCATATTAATTGAATTAATTAATTTATCTATTTCATCTCCTACAAACTTTTTTATATTATTTGAATTTGATATATTTTCAATATATTCTTTTAACAGCCTTTTTTGCGGAGCCTGAAGTGTTGTTCCGTATTTATTATTGAATTTTTCCAATAATATTTTATATGATAATATTCTTAGGTCTTTATCGTGTTTATTTAACTCGCTTGATACCTCATCAATCTTTTGCTTTTTTGCCTTTTTATTTATTATATTTTCAATTATATAATATCTAGATTGAACTGTTTTTTCTGGGTTATTACCATTTGCCTCAAGTATTCTCCATATTGATGCATTTATTTTATATGAAGGCACCTTTGTCTTAAAAAAGTTTTCCAAAACATAATTGTTTTTTATTTCTTTTATAAGATTATACTTTTGTTTTGAAAGAATTCTTTTATTGATTTTATTATATTCAGATATTACTGTATCAATTAAAGTATTTGCTTTATCTTGTCTACCAAACTTTGTTTTTTGTAGTGTTTGATATAACTGAAGCTCCCTATTCAACGACGAACCTTTCTTAAAAAATTCTTTTACAAGTGAAACAGCTGGAGAATTATTATTTCCTAGCATCATGTCATTTGTAATTTGTCTTACAAGTAGTTCAAATAATATTCCTGTATTTTTATACTTGGAATGTCTATCTTTTGCCATTTATCTCTCCTAATGTTATAATCTTATAGGTCATATATAAATATCATCTAGATTTATAAATTATCATCTAAAAGATTATTTTCATTTAGCAATGATGGGTCAGACTTTTCATCCTTGTTAAATAGCATTTTTACTAATCTTCTATTATTTTCTCTAAAATTATGCTTTATTGATCGATCCCTGTTTTTATGGTCCGATTTCATTTTCTTTTTGCCTAGTGGGTCCCTGCCTCTTGCAGATTTATCTGTTCCTGCCTTTGGCCCCTCTTTAGGCCTACCTTGACCTGGTTCATTTTCCTCAAAGAATCCAGATACCTGAGGTGCGTCTGCTGGACTTTCTGAGTCAACACCTGCCAATGCCCATTCAGTAGACTTAGCCTCACCTGATTGTACTGGGTCATTTCCACTTTCAATTTCATTATGTCTAAAGTATCTCTTTCTATCCTCAATAACCTGGTCTCTTTGGCTTTCTATTTCATCATCACTCATATTAAATATGTTTTGATATATCCATTTTTCACCTAGCATTTTTCCACTTTGTATACTATCTGCTAATGACACCTTACTTGACCACAATTCAATTTGTTCCTGCTCATATATTTTTGATGGATTTGTTAGTTCCAATGAAAAGTTAACTAGGTCCTCACCATCCATGCCTTGTGAATGTAGATGTACTATTGCAATTTTTGTTAATTCGCTTATTACAATTTTTTGTATTCTTTCTATTGTTCTTGCAAACCTAACATCCTCGGCAGCCAATGTAGCCTTTCCATCTGTATTTTCATCGTATCCTAAAAACGCCTTTGGTATTTTTAATGCTGCAAACATTCTATTTCTTAAGTATTCGATATCATCAATTCCACCAAATTCCATTCCTGAAAGTGTATCTATCTCTGTTCCAGATTGACCACCCCTTACAGGAAGATAAAAGTCCTCCATCATATTATTTAGATTAAATTTAAGGTTATAATTACCTGTATCCTCATCCATATACGGTGTCTTTTTCATTTGGCTCATAATTCTTTGCATATAATTATCAACCTCATTAGGTGGTATATTTCCAATATCAACCTTAAATATTCTTTTTTCAGGTGCACGCATTATTCTATGAATCATCATTGCGTCCTCCATGAGTGTCAATTGCTTCCAATTTTTTCTTGCAGGTTCAATCATTGATTTACCATAAGGTAAAAAGTTTGCATCTGATAGCATTCGGAAATGTGCTACCTCATAATTTTCATACTTTGTTGTATTTGCCTGAGATGCTGCATAATTACCTGCACCTCCCATTGTTGGGTCATGATGGAATATTACTACCTCAGGGTTTGCAGGGTCCATTCCTTCCTCTCTTATAACCTCGTATGGTGTAATTGGAGTTACATTTGTTATTCCATATTTTTCTGTTATGTCTAATTTAAGATAAAAATCTCCATATTTTACAAGGTTTCTAACCCATGGCCATAAATTAAATTCTATATTTAGAATGTCATAAAAAAGGTTGTGCAATATTTTTTGTGTGTCATCATTACCACTTTTTACAGTTAATATATCACCATATTCATTTTTCATTGTAGATTCATCGGCATATATATCTAATGCAGAAGATACAATTGAATCCTCATCCATCATTTCATAGTCAGTAAATAATTGTAGTCTATGTGTGTGATAATTTTGCTGATAGTTATATCCTGTATTTCTACTTGACTGATATAGCCTGTTAAATCTATCAACCAGCCTATTTGTTTCAAGGCTTGACTGTTGTACCTTATTAATATCGACTACTTTTAATCTGTTATCACCAACCCTCCTTACTATGTTTCCGGTTGAAAATAATGTTCTTAATCTTCCAAATAATGATGTATCTGCCATAATTTATTCCTATTTAATTAACCAGGTTAGGTCCTCGTCTGGACCTTTTCCACCCATTTTCATTTTCCATGGGTCATTTTGTATGTGGGTTTTATTACTAAATCCTTCAGCACCTGTTTTCCCCATAAGCCTTAAGGCATTTTTATTCATTGCCATTCCTTCGTTTCTTAATTTCAAAGCTGTATCTCTTACAAAAAGTCCAATAGCAAATGCCATAACAAGGTCATCGTTATATCCTGCCTGTGCCTCTGGTCTGTTATTTTTCCAGATGAATACAGATAGTTCATCGATCAACCTTCTTGACCTAACTATACATTCCTTTTCTCTAAAATAAATATCAAGCTTAGATATTAAAAGTGGTCTAGTGCGTGTTGAAGTTGTAAAACCTGGTGTCATTTGTGACCTATCCTTAAGGTCATAATTTTTTGTTAATTGTGTTGCTGCATCATGTACACCTTCATGTTTGTATGTATAATAAAGATTTTGATAGTCTCTATCTATAGCCGCCTGAAGTGCTGCCCAGCCAACATTTGCATTTTCAATAACTAACAGTGCATTGTTATATTCTGTAGCTACTGAGACTAACATATTTCCATAGTCCTTTGTGCTTGGCTGGCCTTTATATTCTGCTACCTGTGTTATTGTTCTTACATCTATAACATGAAATGCAGAATAATCACTTCCATCACCCCTCGATACATCTGCTACAACCACATAATCCTTTGAAAAATCTGGATATTCCCATATCCAATATCCTCCATCAGGACCCCTTTGTTCTACAGGTTCTTCTGCATAGTTTTCTCTGTACCATTCTAGTGTTTTTGGTTCAACTACAGATGCACCAGATGAAATAAAATCACAATCACATTCCTGCGCAGCCATTTTTGGCCCTAATAAACCATCCTGTTTATCTCTCCATTCCTGGCCTCTTTCTGGGTGTAATGACCAATGTAACCTTATTGTGTTAAAATCATTTTCACCATCTTCTGCTTTTACCCATGTTTTATGAAAAAAGTTTCCAACACCATTAGGTGTAGAAAGAATTATTGCCTTACCACCAGTTGCAAGCGTTTGTTGTGATGATGCCCATATATCATCAATTCTATCAATAAATGCTGCCTCATCAAGTATTAATAGTGATAGTGCTTCTGATCTACCTGCATCTCCCTGTGATGATATTGCCTTAACCTGTGAACCATTTTTGAACCTTAATGATAATTTATTATCCTCAATTGCTGCACTTTTTAACCATGTTGGTAAATATTGATGCATTGTTCTAACCTTTGTAACAAGATTTTTTGCCACGTCCTGCTTTGTTGCAATTACAAGTACATTAAAGTCATCCTTAAATATCATATGCCATAATGCAACACCAGCAGAAAGAGTTGATATACCTAATTGCCTTGACTTTAATATGATATTATAGTCATGCTCCTTAAATTCTTTAAGTGTCTTTTCTTGGAATGGAAATAAATTAAAAAGAATTTTTCCTTTTGTTGGATGCTGTATATAACAATATTTGCGCATAAAGTGCACAGGGTCTGCTGCACACTTAGTATATTCCTTCGCTATTAATTGTTTAATGTTTTGTGACATATCTTATCTGTACTTAATATAATAAATTTTTGTCAAGAATGAAAATTATTTATTATTTCTTTTGGCGTTTTTCAAATGATCGTCCACCAAAATAAGCACCGATAACTGTAATTAAAACCAATTGTAAAAGGTCTGTCCACTTTTCCTCTACAAGAAAGTTTATTGAACCTGCATCAATAAAAATCATTAATACTGTACATACAACCAAAAATATTAATACCAATGGTCTTACATTTTTTGATAACCATGAATCAGAATTCATGTCTGCTTTCCACCTATCGGTAATATTAGCTTCCATTTTGGTTTCGTAATCTGAAATTAGCTGTTTCATTTTACGTTTTGCTTCTAGTTTTTCCTCTTTGGATGTTGTAAGATTATCAAGTACACCACCAACTGATTCTACCAGTTCTCCGGCCCCACCTGAAAATAATTTTCCTAATCCTAGTCCCATAACAATTTCTCCTTTATTTAATATTCAAACGGTGGTGTTCCGTAGTCTTTTTGGCTTATTCCATACCATGTACTACCAACCTGGTAATACCACCATCCGTATTTATTGTCTTCTATAATCTTAAATTTACCTTTTGGTAAAGGTGAAAGTTTTAATGGTGCCCTAGCTATAAATTTTAATACAGGTACTCCATCATCCCAAGTTTTATTTGTTGCTCTTGCCTTTACACTTTTTCTTTTTTCAGTGTTTGTTGCAGTATATAATTTGAATCCTGGGTCGTCATTTAGAAAGGACTTCCATACATCTTCATTTACGTTTTTTTTACCTTCATAGGTAACATTTTTATTGCCTAAAGCAGATGCCATTGATGATACTTCAATCCAGCTTAATTTTTCACCATCGGGGCCTTTCCACTTACCTTTACCTAAGGATGTATAAGTCTTGCCGTTCATGGTTAATTTTTTACCAGCTGGTGCCTTTTTCACTATATTACCAGCATATTTACCTTTCATTTCTGATTCATCTACCTTACTTTCACTTGCTTTTTTTGTAGACTTCCATGCCTTTTCATCTGGATATCCTTTTTGGCCTTTTTTAGCAGCCTTACCACCTCTCTTTCTTTTTGCATGTATATTTGCCCAAAGGCCTTTACCTTTTTCAAGTTGTAATTCTGCATCTGAATATAAACCTTTTAGGTCACTATCCATCTTTTTTTCTAGCTCTTTTTTCTTTTTTGTTAAAGCAAGAGCTATTTTTCTATGCTTTTCCAATTTATTTTTATCACCAGATTCCTTTGCTGCCTTATACATAGGAAAGTTCTTTTTAAGTGCATCAATTGTTTTAACTAAATCACTTTGTGTTTTTTGAACCTTTGCTGGTGTTGATTCAGATATTCTGCCTTCATATACATACATATTTGCTCTTGCAACTGAAGGTAAATCATTCCAATCTTCCTCTGCATATTCCTCTGCATCATCAGGGTCCTTAAAGGCAGAAAGAAGAGCATTTACTCTAGCATCATCATCCATCTTTTTCCACATAGATTTTGTGACCCTTCTCATTTTGGCTTCTCTCATTTGGTCTGGGTCTGAAAAACCTTCATCTGGTAACTTAGCCTCCTTAAATGTTTTTAATGTTTTAAGGCATGCTTTGTTAAATAGTTTTAATTGGCTTGCAGCAGTACTTTTATCACCTTTTTGAAGTGATTCAATTGCAGGATATAATAGTCTATTTTCTGAATGGTAATTAACATCTTCCAAAGAGTCATATAGTTTTTCCAATGTTTTTAGTCCTACGTTTACCTTTACCTTGGCACCATAGGTCATCATTCCCCTATAGTCAAAATCACTTGACCACATATCACCTGGCTTAAACTTTGCTTCAGATATTGTTTTAAGAAAGCTTACTATTTCCTCTTTGATAATTTGTTTTATGTTCATTTATATACTCCTTATCTACCAACATCGTAAAATGATTTAGACATATCTATCTTTTTATTTGCAGCCTTAAAGTCCTTATAGTATTTTTGAATATTTCTGGCATGTTCTACCATTCTATCT